CCGATATCAGACGCGATCAGCGTAATACAGGAGAAGACGGTCGGGTTTTCCACCGCCGTATCGACGCAAATCTCGTCGTTGCGCTGCCAGGCACCGGTGTACGGCTCGCGCACGATCCACGGAAACCGGCCGCCATTACCCCGATTGTCGACCGGAGAGAGCGTACCCGCTTTGGTCCGGCTGATATCGAGGCCGAGAAATCGCATTTTACTGTTCGTCCTGGTCGCTTTCGTCGGTCTTAGTCACAAGGTCGGTGGAGACCACGTTGGCGTCGTGCGTGACGACTGGCTTATTGGTCGAGCCCTTGGGCCGACCGCGCCGGCGAGGCTGCTCGGCGCCGGCGCGGCGCGCCTGGCCCGTGCGCTGGAGCAGGTCGCCCCATTTATCGTCGGCTTCGAACTCGGCACCGGTCTCGTGGCGGTGGCCTTTGTACCGAACCGGTTTATTCGCGATCAGCTTCATGTCAGCCGCCCGTCTTTGTGATGCAATCGGTCGAGCCCTTCTCCGCCCTGTTCCGCTTGCGAGCGAAATCCGGATTGAAATTGTCCTGGCCGTCGTCCCGGCCTTCGCAGTTACCTACGCAATCGCTCGTGCCTCGCATGGTGTCTCTCCTGTAAAAAGCCCGGGCCCCGAAAGGCCCGGACCTATCTTACCGCTTATGCGCCGTAGTTGGCGCCGCTGATGTACGCAACGGCCTGCGGGCGACGCTTCGCCCACGTGATGTAACGCTCCGCGCGAATGCCGACCAGGTTCTGCTGCCACAGTGAGGTGAACACGGTGGCCGCCGTAGCCGGGTTGTCCGGCGCGCTGTTCATCTGCAGGGAAGCCTCGCGAGAGACATCGATCGTCACGCCGCCGTCGTCAGCGAGCAGGATTTCACTCTGCTTGATGAGGACCAGCAATGCGCCGTTGGTGTCGCTCGGGACGCTCTCGGAGACGACCATGGGCAGGCCCATGAACGTACCGCCGGTGGCGCCGACGCCCGGGAACTCAGGCTGGCCGAGCGGGTTCTGCATCATGCCGATCGCCATCGCCAGGCCCGGCGTGGTAACCCATGCGGCGCCGGTGTTGTTCTGGTTCGTGGCGATCCACTGGGCGTAGAGGGCGCGGACATCAGAGCGCAGAGCGTCGGCATCCGTACCGGAAGCGGCAATGGCCGTCGCGCCCACGGTGACGGCGGCCGGGCGCACGCCGGCCTGCGCGGTCGAGGCCGGGTCGATGAACGACACGTCCATGAACTGCGAGATCTGCGCGATCATGTCGGCCTGGATCAGGGCTTCGGCGGACGGGGTCGACAGGCGAGCCAGTTCGTCGGAGATGACCACGATGCCGGCGATCTTATTGATGCCCAGCGTGATATCCGCGAAGCCCAGCGAGCTGACCGGCTTCGGAGCCGTCTGGCCGACCCACGCCACCGTCGAGCCTTGGGTCTGGCCCGGGATCAGGACGTTGAACGGGACGCGGCGCAGGTTGAGCTTGCCGAGGATCGTTTCCGGACGGAGCAGTTCGATAAACTCATTCTGCAGGGTCTGGGCGTGAGCGAGCGGCGCGGCCCACGTGGCATCCGTGGTGGTACCGGGAGCGACCGGGGCACGGAGGATCATATTGATTTCGTCGGCTTGGTCTGGCCAGCGCTGCTTGACCACTTCCACGGCGTCCGAGTACGAGCCCTTAGCGACCGCCTTGGCGATCACGGAGCGAGTGAACAGCGTGCCCTTGGGAAGCTGCGGCGCCGACTTCACGGTGGCGAAGTTGCGCGACTCGGCGGCGGCCTTGGCGTTGGCGGTCGGGTCGACCGGCTTGGCCTTGGCAGCGAGCTCGGCCATGGAGCCGAGACGGGCGAGATGGGCGTCGATCGACTTCACGGTGGCGTCAAGGGTGGTGAACTCTTCAGCCTGCTCGGCGTTGAGGGTCGCACCGTCCTTATCGGCCTCTTCCATGATAGCGACCATGCGAGCGGACTTGGTGGTCCGGTCGGCTTCGAACTGCTGGATGCTCTGGGCGAAATTCATTGTCTTGTCCTCCGGGGACGGTAGATAGGATTTGGATCGCGTACCCGAGTCGCCGGGAGGGGTGAGGCGGACCACCGGAGCATCCTGTTTGCCGGTCGCGGCGAGGAGCTGGCGGTCGAAAGACTTGATCTGCTGGATGGTGGCGTCGGGCTGCGCGGGGATCGTGACGAGGCTGAGCTCCATCACTTCCGTCTTGTGGAAGCGGATACCGCCACCCTTCATGAACTCAGTGTTGCCGTCGCCCGGAATGGGACGAAAGCCAATAGAGGTGGTGCGAACAAGACCGAGCTTGACGCTCTGCCAGGCCTCGTCCAACCTGTCCTTGAGCGTGCCGGGCTCGTCGGTCTGCGCGATGCGCGCCTCGAAGTCCACACCTTTGGCGGTTGGCTTGTCGAAATTGACCGTGCCGACAGGTTTGTCGGCCTGGTGCTGCCACAGTAGCGGCAGGGGGTTCTTGTACGCGATGCCCAGCGGCATGACGATGTCGCCCTGACGGTCGACGGAGGGGCTGGTCGCCGTGCCGCGGATAATCCGCTGCTCCTCGTCGACCGATTTGACCGTCAGGACCGAATAAGCGCGCTTGAGCATAGTCTGCCCCTAGTATTTATGGCTGCACGATACCGGACGGTCAGAAAATGTGCAATTTATATTCCGGCTCGGCCTCGCCAGCCTCCAGACCGACGCCAAGGGACATGAGGAACGCGCAGAAGTCATCGATCTTTTCGGCCGACCGTTTCTTGCTCGGCGCATTGTTGAGGTTGTCGTCCTGCTTCATAACCACATTGGCGGCGCACCAGGCCAGCACAGGGTCGCCGCCGTGGGACAGCTTGCCTCCCATGTAAGCCGCTTCGGCCGCCTGCACGGCCGGGTGGTAGGACCGCGTGCCTTGGATGAACTGCACGAACTCCACGCCGGGCACGTCGTCCTCCACCAGCTGGTTGACCAAGGTCTGGGCGTTCCAGGTATCGAAGCCCACCTTGGCCGGGCGGAACTCCTCAAGCACGGCTTTAATGTCGGTCCGCACCACGGCGTAGTCGGTCACGTTGCCTTCGGTCTGCTTGAGGTGGCCGGCGGCGACCCATGCGGCGTAGGGCGTGGTGCCGCGCTCGGTGCGCTGCGCGACGGCCGTAGACGGCACCCAGCGCCACGCGTGGGTGAAATACTCGCCGTCCACGAGCCAGGTGAGCCGAAAGCTGGTCAAGTCGGAGATGCTGGCCAGGTCCAGTCCGCCCCAGCAGGGTTGGCCGCGGAGCTTTTCCAAGTCGACCGGGCCATTGCACGCTTTCCATTTCATCACGTCGACCCACGCATGCGCCGCCGCTGCCGGCCGATTGAGCCGCTTGATCTTGAACTCGCCGAGCTTGCCCGGCATCTGCTTAGCCTCGGCCGCTTCCTTGGCGATCGCATCCCGCAGCGGCTCGCTCACGTCCCAGAGGGGGTTGGCCTTGGGCCAGCAGGTCGGGTCGAATTCCTTGTCTTCGTCGTCGACCGCGTAGAAGGCGACCAGGAAATGGTCGTGGTCGGTCATCTCGAGCACGCCAGTCAGCAGTTGCTTGGCGTAGCGCCGAATATCCGCCCACGGGCCCGGGTTCTCGTAGCCCTCGGTCGTGGTGAACAGCCACAGAGGGCTGCGGCGCGCACCGGCGGCAGACTGCAGCACGTTGAGCAAGTCGGCCGTCTTGTGGGCGTGGATCTCGTCCAGGCCAGTATGGCTGGGATTGAGGCCATCCTGCGTGGACGCTTTGGCGTGTACCGCCTTGAACGACGCGCCGATCTCCAACCGCGTGATGACCTTGGCCATGACCTCGAGCCCGAACGCGTCGACCATTTCCGGGCTGCGGTGCGCGATCTTCTGCGCGATCTTCAGGATGATGCTGGCCTGGTCGTACGTGGTCGCGGCGGTAACGATCTGCGCGCCCGGTTCGTCCTCGCAGCACAGGCAATACAGCAGGATAGCGGCGGCGAGGCTCGACTTGCCGTTTTTGCGGGCAACAGCCAGCAGGGCGCTGGTGAACCGGCGCGCGCCGTTCTTACGCGACCGAAAGCCGAACAACTGGACGAGGAACCATATTTGGGACGGATGGAGGACCATTTCCTCCGTATCCCACGTGCCTTCCACGTAGGGAAGCTTCTCGATAAAGCTGCACGGGTCCGCCGCGTGCCACTCGTCGAACACGAAAGCGCAGGCTTTGGTGGCGGCGCGCTTACGGTCCGCCAGGTAGCGCTTGGCCGCCGACCGGATCAGCTTTCCCGTGAACGCGCCTTTTTTGTCCGCTACAACCGATCGGGCGTAATCATCCGCGATCTGGACGAAATTACGCGGACCGCTTGCCGTTGTCGGAGAATTTGTTCTTGGGCTTTTCTTGGCCAATGGGGCGCACCTTGCCTTGCGCTACGGGAGTGAGGCCGAAGTCGTTCACGAGGGCGCGATACTGCGCAAGCGTGGCGGCGTTGGGTGAAATGCGGCGTGCCCACTGGTCCACAATGTCGCCATGCACCGCGCAGAGCGCGCCGAGGGCGGATAGCCCGGCCTGGGTGAGCAAACCGGTCTTGTGAAGGATCGGGGCCAGGCGGTCCCACTCTTTCACGGCGTGCGCGTTGGGCAACCAGTCCGGAGCGTCGGGGATGTCGGCGATGACATCAAATTCCACGCCTTCGACCGCACGGTCCTTGCGGAACGTTCCCTCAACCAATTTTAGCTTATCGGGCTTTCGGGCGGTCATAAAACGCATCCTACCTTAAAGGTACCTCACGGGGTTAGCGTGGGGTCGTGCAGGGTCGGCCGCTGTTTCTCAGATCGGACAATGGCGGGTGGAACCGACGTCAGTGTCCGATTACACCTACTTTGGCACTGACTGTGCGATAAATTGACTGGGGGCGCGGTTTTCGTTGGGCCGACCAAAAACTTTTCAGCCTCCCCCCGTTCAGGTGGCGTTCAGGTTTGTGAATCTGTTCAGGTTTCGTTCAGGTTTGTGAACCCGTTCAGTTTCGCGTTCAGGTTCGGGTCGATGACGAGAATCATTTGCGTTCAGGTTCGATCCGACCGATCGGATGGCAATCGTCGTGCAAATCCTGAGTCCTCGGTCGCGGTCTTGCGGTCGTGGCACGTCTTGCAAAGCGACTGCCAGTTGTCTCGGTCCCAGAACAGAACCGTGTCCCCTTTGTGGGGTATGCGATGGTCGACCACATTGGCTGCAACGATCAGGCCTTTGGCTTGGCACAGTACGCACAACGGGTGCTTGGCGCGGTAGCCCTTGCTCGCCTTGGACCAACGTGACGTATAGCCGCGCTGGCTGGCCGTTCCTCGTGCCTCGTCGTAGGCATACCGCGTCGCCTTAGCCTCACGCTGCCGACGCACCGCACCATGCACGGGTGGCCTACTCGGCATGGGCCAGCGCCTCACGCAACGCCACGGCGCACGCCTGTAGAGCGGCAGCGCGGCCCACGTAACCGGCCTTCAATGCACGGTTGCAGTTGGAACGGTAGGCTTTCGCCGTCTGCAGCAAACGCTCGGCGTCGGCTTCCCACTTGTCCGCGAGCTCAAGGGGTGACATCGGTGGTGGCCTGCTTGATGGCGTCGAGGTGGGCGTTGCATGTCTCGATCGCAGCACGGCGTACCGTGGCAACGCGAACGGCCTCACCGCACGTCTTGTTGCCAGGCTGCTCGACAGGCTGGTGCTTGAGCAACGAGGCGTCGATCGCCTGATACTTGACGACCTGCACCTCGACGGTCTTGGGCAACGGGCATTGGACCCGCGCGCCGGCGCATCCAGTCAGCAGGGCAGCGCTCAGTACGAGGAGGACATGGCGTCGCATAAGACGGTCTCCGCAGCAGCCTTGCATTGGTCCGTCTGGCTCACCTTGCGCAACCCGTCAACCGCGCGGGCCAGCTCTTTGGTGCGGCCCTTGTCGTCCGAGATGGCGGCATTGAGCGCGGCGTCGGCCATGGC